TCAGCACGTTCCCTTGCACGTACTTGTACATTCAGCAGTTCAGCTTCTTCCAGCTTCTGGCGCATATCTCTTTGGTTAGCCCGGCGCAGGTCAGACTGGTTTGCAAACGTACCATACTGTGCTTCAAGATCTTCCAGGTTCGCAGAGACATACTCTTCACTCAGCGTATCCATAGAACCACCAGCACGGTCCAAAGCAATACGAAGATTTGCCACTCTCTGCATACGCATATTCTCAAGAGCTTCTTGCTCTATCTGTGCCATAGCATCTTCGTTCAGACCCATACGGCGAGCACTTCTCAACCTTCGGGCAATCTCTTTATTCTCATCCACCAGCTCATTACGTCTGGCCTCAAGATCACTGGTCGTAAACCGGTCATACAATGCCTTCAGTGCCAGGTTAATACGATCAAACAATCCAGCCACACCATCCTTGATCTTCTGAATCGTCTCTGACGGTACACCAATCAGACTTAACACATCAACAAAGCTATTGACCACAGCCGTCAACCCAGCTGTCACACCATCAATAATAGCATCAGATAACTCACCCGAGGTCTTATAACTCTCAAAGGCTTCTTTAATACCAGTAAACAGACCAGTTACAACCAATATGGCCTGGCCCAGTCCAGGAACAATCTTTGCAAACCTACCAATGACCGGTACAAACCTTCTCACCGCAGTACCCACCACAGCAATCTTAGCACCTATAGCACCAATGTCATCTCTCAGATCATCAAATGCCGTACCGTCTGTAATACCTCTCAATGCCAACCAGAGCTCAGACCCCAGTACAGCAGCAACACCACCCAATACCAGACCCTTCAGAAGACCTAAGAGCTTACCAAGTAATCCACCAACTTCCTTTGGTTCCTGGTCCCTCGCCAGCTTCGCCTCAACAACCTTTTCTTTATCCTTACCCTCAGAGGCCAGCTTCGCTCTCAAGGCAGCATCCTCAGCCAACCTGTTTTGCTCTGTCAGCGCCTCGGCCAAACGTGAATTGCTAGCATCCATGATACCAGCCATCGCCACCACAGACCTACGTATATCAGAAAGAATATTATTCTGTATATCCATCTGTGCCAACTGAACCTTAAAGTCCTCAGCACTCTCAACACGACTCTCTAATACAGAGGTCCTATGCAACTTGAGCTCATTTACCACATCTGAAAAAGACATTAGTCAATGATCCTTCCTATGAGATTCCTACCAGCCCGTGCCGGATCAAATCCTGTTATATCACCAACGATCTGACCGAACTTGGTAATCTTATTAATCGTCCTCTGTACAGAACCCTCCGTACTCGTCACAATCTCATAATTATTCACGTTCATCGTAACCGCAATCTCCAAAGGATTCGAATCCTCATTCGAATACGTATAAGAACCCCTGGTCGTCGGATAACAACCCAGCAACCGCACGCTCATGGTACTATTACCCTCTTTGTCCAGGGCCGTGACCGTTATGTTCTCTATAATATTATCATAGTAATCTACGTGGCCGTACTTATCCACAATGGAATCGAACCAGCCCTCGAAGTACGTACGGATCATACCGTTACTGGTATCTACGAATCGCATGTTACTTGTCTGGACCTGAAAACCCGTCGGCATTTCGATTGCCTCTCGTGGCCCATGCTTTCTTGCAGCACCCGTAACCAGATCAAACCCAGGAATATCCACAGCCGTACAGAGTACATTGAGCTCGGCACCATTGGCATCCTCATACCCCAGAGCCTTTTCAATCAACGGAAGTCGACGTACTGGAAGTGTAACACGGAATCTGTTGGCGTACTGAGGACCACCGTGCTTGCTCAACGTGTGCATGAATTCTCTTACGTTCAATGACATTCGTTTGTTCCTATCGTGTGAGAGTAACCAGGGTTGATTCCGGTAAACGTGTAAAGACGCCAGAGGAGATCCGGGCCCATGGGTAATATTTATATGCCGTTTTCGTATTATACCGTGTCGCATAGACCTTCGCAAAGAGTGTGTAAAGTTTTCTCTGTCTCTCTTTATCATCAGAGATCTCATGTGCACTGAGGTACTCGATAGCGAGGGCCCGCCGCAATTTTTTATCTGCAATGGCATTCAGATTCATACCGTATAATCCACGCTTTTCGTTCCTACCAGGCATTGGTACAAAGATAAAGAGCGTAGGAATATTCTCATAATCCTCTTCTGGTTTCTTTATATAGAAAGAATATAGAGCAAATGGTTCCAGCTTTGTGTTTGCTGTACGCATTTTAATACTTCTCCTGTAGTATGATTCAATGATTGTGGACATGTGGGAACCTTAGAACTTTAATATACCTGCCTGTTTTAATTCTTTTTCTGTCCATACCATAAATGTCCAACCCTGAGCCTTTGCAAACTGTTTGGCTGCAGACCATTTGTTTTGGTTCTTTACAAAGGTAAGAGATTCCTGTAGGTATCTTTGTCTATTGGACGATTTGCGCGGGGGTCTCGTTTCTTTATGCGGTTTAATTTCTACGATAAACCTTTTTCCATCTTTCATCTCAAGGTATAGGTCAACGAAATAGCGATGGGGTCTTCCGTCGATGGATGACCTGTAGGGTATTACAATGCCTTCTGAATTCCAGTGCTTTACAGATGCTGATTTGTCTGCCCATATGAAACAGGCTCGCTCCCAACTGGAACGGTATATCACATTGTCTAGATCTCCGATATACTTCTCCGGATTCTTGACTCTGTATTTACCTTTGTGTGTTTGTTTTCCAAACGCCATCTGTAGTCTCGTATAAATACAACTATTCAGGTCTATTTATACTACAGGTAAACAGATGTCAATCTTTAAGAAAGCCAAGAGTTACGCTTCCGATCAGGTTAGAAGTAGCCTTACTGGGGCCCGGGAACGCGGGCTGTCCGAATTGAATGCAGCAAAAAACCGGCTTTCCGGATTTCTTGGTCTCGGAGACAGTAAGGGTAAATTCACTTCGGGTAAATCGGAACCACTCTTTTACCCATTGCAGAATGTCACTGACGATCCTACAGGTGATCGTACTTCCTTCTGGTTACAGATCGAAGTGAAGACTTATGTTGACTCAGATACCGGTAGAGAATATGGTAACAAGTCTGAACGCTTCCTGTCTGGTGCATTGGGTGGAGATCTTGGTGCCCTACAGGATAAGTTCCGTGCATCCAATGAAGGTATTGTAACCCGTACGATCTGGCTTTACCTGCCAAGTATGACCCAAGAAGATTCTATCAGTTATGCCGATACAAATATTGGTGTGGCCGGTGCTGTGGCTGCAGCTGCCGTAGCCAAGGGTAACATTGGTAATATCCTGGATGCTGCAGGTCAGCAGGTTGATCAGCTTGCCTCTACAGTTTCTTCTATCCGTAGTGGTGCAACGCCAAGTGTTGGTGCGATTGCTACAGCGGTTGGGTTTGCCAAGGACATTCCGGTAATCAACAAAGGTGCTAACGCAGTTTCTTATGCATCTGGTATTACCAAGAATCCTCATACGATCTCCTTGTTCCAGGGTGTTAACCTCCGTACCCATGCATTTGAATTTGATTTTGTACCACGCAATGCAGCCGAAGCCCGTCAGGTTCAGCAGATTGTAAAGTTCTTCCGTCTTGCCATGTATCCTGAATCCCTGACCGGGAAGGAAGCATTTGGTGACAGCCTTAACGATCCTGATCTGTTTGAAGATACAGACTCTGAAGGTAATACCGTAACCCGTGCTGGTACGGCCGAAGAGTTGGGTGCAGACGTAAGCCTTGCCTTTATCCATCCAAATACATTTAACCTGACTGCGATGCGTATGCGCAAGGATGGCGAGATGGTTTCAATGAATGACCAGGGTTTGATCTACGGTGAATGTGTTCTGACCGGTTGTACAGTTAACTTTGATCCAAGTAACTCCATGTCCCAGAGACCAGACGGCTCCTTCCCAAATACAAAGATGACTCTACAGTTCAGTGAGACTGAGACTCTCGACCGAGCCAAGCTCCGTAGCCTCTACAAATAAAAAAGGCCCCTTGCGGGGCCTTTCTCAATTGGATTCGTTCATCCGTTCTTCTTGTTTCTTGAGATCTTCGATATACAAGTTCAGGTATATCTCACGTTCCCATGGTGCTCGGCTCTCGATCTCATCGAAGTTCCAATTCATCTTGTGTTTCATCACGAAATTGGTTCGATAATAATTCTCAAGATTATTGTACGAGAGCCCTATCCGAAAAAATCAGCAACACCTTTCAGGGTACGTACGTTCTCGGTACCACACTTTCCACATGCAAATGAGATGTCCATGGTAACCTGTGGCATACCTTGTACGTACTCAAACACATTGGCCAGCTGAGCTGATGTCATGGACTGGATAAACTCCTGACGATCGGCCGAGGACTCAGACGCAAAGTCAAAGACTTCCTCATCTGTATAGACCTTGTCAATGATATACTCAATGACAGTAAAGGCCATCTCGGTTTCGTCACCGGTGTTTTCCTGAATGGCAATCAACGTATCGGTGTCAGGTTCACGGAGTGAGATCGTAATCCCACCCAGATCTACCTTGTCCGAAGCTGTGTTAGTGGATACTGTAACACCGTTCTCAAAGTCAATACGATACCCGTTGACAGTGTCACACTCACCACACTTGACCTGAAGATCTTCCGTCTCACCGACCGACTTGGCACGGAGTTGAAGGAAGAGATAATCAAGGTCATATCCCTTCAGACTGTTCACGTCAAAACCTTCGGTCTCAACACACTGGTCCACAACCCGTTTGATTGTATCATACAACACACGGATCGATTCGGACTGAGCAGCAATCAGGAATAGCTTCTCTTCACCTACGAGGAACGGCCTAAACTTCACCCGCTGACCGGTAGACGGCACAGTTGTCTCGTAGACAAGATTGGAATTAAGCTTAGGTAACGCCATTGTTTAGTCCTCGTCAGCCAGACCCTGGAAGAAAGACAGCGTGTCATCATCGCCATCATCTTCTTCGACCACAACTGCAGGCCGAGCAACAGGCTCTTCACGCTCAACAACTGGTGCAGCAGCAACAGCGGCAGGACGTACTGGCTCATCAGCTTCGATGCACAGAACACGGTTCAGTTTTGCCTTCAGTTCGGCATAAGACTTGAACTTGTCTGGAGCAATCAGGCTGGACAGTGGAGTCAGGGCATTGTAGATCTCTTCCAGACGTGCGTCATCATCAGACAACGGACGTGGATCCCGGAAGACAGACTTGTCGTAGTTGACCCAACCCTCAACGTTTGTGATTCTCATGTGGAAGTCTGCACCATCCCAGAAATCAAACGGATTGATTGGCTCATCACCCTCAAAGACAGGGTTCATGGCGTCCTTGATCTTATCAAAGATCTTGGCACCAAACCGGTAGAGGAAGACCTTGCCATCATTCTCAGGATTGGCGAAGTCTTTCACGACCAGAATATTTGCAACATAATGCATTTTACGCTTCTGTGCACGTGCTTGGTCTTTATCAGCATCGATACCAGAATTCCACAGACGGCTGTTGAACTCAGAGACCGGATCGTCTTGACCGATTGTGGTCAGGGACTTCTCGGTGTAGTACTGACCGGTTGGTCCTTTGAACCAATGGTCATAGTACGTGATCCACGGAGTGGTCTCACCTTCTGCAGCTGGGAGGAAGCGGATCAGAGCCTGGCCATTGCCAGCTTTGTCACGCTCAGGTTTCCAGTAGTTATCCTGGTTGCCCGCACCACCTTTGTTGGTGGATTCGATTTGGGCTTTCAGCTTCTCAAGCTCTGCTTGACGTGCCTTTTTCATAGAAGCAAACGACATTTAATTTTCCTTATAACTTTCGACTAAATATGATTTTTTATAACCTTAACTGTAAGGTCGTTATATTTATCCACGTCCAC